AAAGATTGCTAGTAATTGACTCAACCTTTTCACCAACCAATTCTCTGACGAATGATGCGCTCACTGTTTCAGCAATGTTCACCTGTACTTGATTGTTCACCATGTTTCTGAAACGGTTGTTGTTCATGAGGTGGCGAAGAAACGCTTCGTTCTCCCACAACGGTGCTGTCAAGTCAATGAGTTGCTGATAATCAAGGTTGCTACCAACCTCACTAATTATCTGTGAGTAGTCAATGCTTTCCAGAACCCAGTTACGCACCTTGCGTGTGTAGTCCCGGTCTTCTTTGATGTTCTCAGACACATCATCAACAACCATCTGCAAGTTTGGGATACGACCGTTTACCTGTCGCTCAACTTCCTCAATGATTTGTGTCTCCATTGACTGACTGAACAATGATGGCATTGAGGCACTGTCTACAGATACCTCGAATTCCATTGTTGATGGGATTAGTTTGATTGTTGTCATGATTAGTTCATCTCCTTGTAGTTGTCATTCTTGGTTTCTTTTAGGTTTGTGTAAATGATGACTTGACCGTCGTAGTCTTCGTCAAGGTAGTAATTGGGTATGAGTTTCGCCAACTCTGTGCGAAACTTGTAACCGTCAATGACTTTATTTTTCTTCATTTGTTTCTCCTTTTGTTTTGAGTGAATCTGGAATGAGGTCATCAAACGTGACCTCACTCAGACGGATATTGTTTTGTGCAAAGCCACGCTGAAATGCGTTCAGGTAGTATGCGTACCGCTCTTCTTGGTTCATGTTTCTCCTAGTAGTAACTTGGGTGTGTGGTTGATTGTGATTTGGCTGGGACAACTACAGCATTTGCATTGTAGATATCTTCGTTGAAAGCCTCAAGGTCGTATATCTGATAGATGGCTGACCAACATGCACATGGATACTGTGCACCACAGAAGTGGCAACTACCGCACTCATCACAATGTGTTTCCAATACACCAGCAGGTGTCTTGTGTGCGTGAGCACAGTTGTAACACTCAATGAGTTGCGTCTTGTCGTCAATGTGCGTAGTGAACACATCAAACTGTTGTGTCTGCTCTTCTGCAAGATACTCAAGTTCGTCGTCGTAGTCAGGAATGTACAAGCCTGCATCAGTCTTGTTATCCCACGACGAAGCGTACGTGGTCTTGTTGTATCCATAGTCCCAGTCGTCGTAACCCCAAAGACTGCCACTTGACTTGTATGAAGTGGAAGTGTAGGGCTTGTAAGTCACAGGCTCGTATGAGTAGTTAGACCACCACATATCTTTATCCCAGTGACCAGACTTCTCGTTGAGTATGTACCACTCTTGCTTTGACTCTTGATTGGTTGTGAGGAATACCAACTTGGAACCAGTAGCCCATGCTTCTAGTTTCTTGTAGTACTCATCATCATCAAGAGACAGAATGCCACCGACAGATGGCATGATGTCTTGTGCAAACACTTTCGTATCTGAACGTACATCACCTTTGGGAATGGCAACAGGAAGAATACCGTTGTGACCAACGACAGACTCCTTATCTTTACCCAAGAAGAACGGGTGACAGTTTGCAACTGTTTCCGAACCGTGAGTAGCCCAACGGAAGTGGAAGATTGCAGGACCATTGTGTGTTGGTCGCAAGTCAATGAACTTGTTTGCAACCTCATCAAAGTTCATGCTGTGATAAGTGACAATCTTCTTGCCAGTTGATATTGCGAAACCGAAACCATCTGGATTGGCTTGGGCAGCAACTCTGAACCTGTCCATGTCTGGTGAGACATAATCAGGAATGAATGTTAGTAAACACATATTGTGTTCCTTTCTTTGTTTGTTGTTTGTTTGATTTGTGATGTAAAGAAACTGAGATACATGTCTCAGTTATCGCAACGCTCTGCGATACGAGTAGAGAGCAAGGCATAACGCTCTTGCGTGGCAACCCATGAACGGAATGAACGAAACGCCAAAGCGTTTCCAGACATAACTTTCTTAGTGTCGCACTCTGTCTCTGTGTAATTGAAGACTGCATCACAGAACTGCAAGGCAGCCTGAACAGTCTTGGGGTTGAGTGATGGCTTGAAGAAGCGCAACTCAACGGTGTGTCGGTTCTGCAAGTTCACAGCACAGTAACGATTTTCGTTGCGACTTTCGTTCTTTGCATGCTTCATCAACGAGTGGTTGGTACGAGTGACATAGTTGCCATCGTCGTTGTACTCATTCCATGCGTTGAGGAAATAACCCTTGTCAAAGTTAGCCCAACGCTCGCTGTCACGACCTGCGAAACGCTTCACATCTGGTGCGTTATCAAGTATCAACTTGAAGAACTTGAACAGATGCTTCTCGTCTCTGAATGCAGAACGTGACAAGTGAATATGCAGACCACAAGTACCTGCATCCCATGATTTGCAACCACGCTTGATGAGACCACTAATACCGTCCCATGCAAAGTGTTCCATTGCAAAGCCCAATGTCATTGGGTGCGAAACAATTTCGAACCCGTTTTCCAATGAGCCATCTTCTTTGAGATACACAATGTCGTTGCTTTCCGTGTTGATTGTCTCAAGCACAAACTGTGCACAATCTCTCGTTGGGAAACGACCTGTCTCCAACTCCAACTCAAAGCCCATGTACAAAGATGTACGGTTCAATGAAGTTTCTTGGTCAATGACTGTCGCATAGTACGACTTGTGACCGTCGTCGTTGAGGAAGATTGCACTCGGCTTGTACGAGTAACTGTGAATGAGATTGTGTTCCTCTCGTTCTGCCTCGTACTCTGCTTCGCAATCACGCTCGTAGTCGCTATTGCAATCACAACAACGCAAGTTGTCGTCATATTCTGTTGCGTACATGTCATCTACATCCATGGTGTCACCACAGTTGTAGCAATCTCTGTACTCTATGTTGTCATTTAGTGGCATGATAGCCCTTTCTGTTTGTTGTCTGTTTCTCATAACGGAATGTCATGAGCGAGAATGCACCAATGATGGGGGCACTGATGCACTCTCGCCCACGCAAACTGAGATACATGTCTCAGTTTGTATGAGCGTTGTTCACGCTGATTGCTCTGCGTTCACATCACCTGATTTACGCAATGCAAACAGTAGTAGTTTGTGTTGGTAATCTCGTTCTTCTTGTGAATGATTGTATGCCTTGACCATCTTCCATGCAAACTCAACGAGTTCGTCTTTCTTCATTGCATACAACGCTGTCTTACTTGTCTTATTCATTTACGCTCTCCATTTCTTTCGTTAGTTCTGCAATTTGCTTGAGCAGACGCTTGTTCTCTTCTTGCAACAACTGAATATCAGTCTCTGCATTATCCAATGTTGCTCTGATTTGCTTGAGTTGCATCTTGATGTAACTACTTGTCATTGCTGTTCTCCTATGTATGTTTTGATTACGAACAAACAAATACGCTCAAGTTCACCAGTCTCGGTATGAAGTGCGATATAGAGATTTGTATTCTCTATTCTTTTATCTTTCATACTTTCATCTTGGTTTAGTTCCCAAGCCTCACGAATATCTTGTGTGTTTACTAACAAGAAATCGTACTTGTAATCGTCATGCCTCCAACCCTGATTGATTGTGTACAAATGACGAGCATTATCAAATGCCCTGTCGAATGTGTAAGCAACACCACGAAAGACTTGATAACCATATTCGTCATCTTTCTCTGTTGTCACATACACATATTTGCTTTCGTACATTTCATCAAAGAGTTTGATGCTTCGCATGTACTCGGTTTGATAAACCTCAAAGTAATCGAGGTCTTTGATTATTTCTTCCATGTCTGTTTCTCTTTTCTGTTTGTGTGTTTGTTTGTGTACGAAAACTGATACCGAAGTATCAGTTCCAGTCCTTGTTGGTTGGGTGATTACGCTTAGACCAATTCTGATTTTCCATTTCCAAACGGTCAAGCCATTCTTTGCTCATTGTCCAATCTTTCTCGGCTTTCTCGTAGCCCCATTCGTATGCGAAACCCCACACGATTAGCACCACAATCATTGCCATTGTGAATAGTCCGAACCAATTCATTAGATACTCCATTCTTGATTAGGAAAACGAGGCGTAACGCCTACATCTTCTTTGGTAATACGCTTCTCAATGGTGATGATGTCACCAAGTTGGTCAAGCAAAGCAAGAACTTCTGCAAGTTCATCTTTCTTGTTGATTATTTCTGAACGCAAAGTGTAAGCACGATTAGTTAGTGCCTCAAATGTGTCCTGCTTCTTACTGAATGGATTACGCATAACTATCTATCTCCTTGTTTGTTGTTTGTGTTGCTCACTTGTGTGAACATGACGCAACACCATGCAGAGGGTTACATGATGTTGCGGTAACTCACACAGAGTTACGCAACTGATATCGCAGTATCAGTTATTTGCTAGCAAGCATTGCTTGCAACTGTGCTTTGGTGTACTTGCTTGCTTCTTTCTTAGCGTCAAAGCGCTTTGCCTTGCTTGTCTTTGCACGCTGTCCGTCACCCGCAACCAATGTCTTCAGGCTATTCCATGAAGCGGTGGCGTATGTCTTCTCACAAGCGAGAATTGCTTTCTCGATTGTGCCGTACTTCTTCAGCAACTTCACGCCTGCCGTAACATTCTGGCGAATTGTGTTGTCGCTGTGTCGTGCTTCGCCTGCATTGCAAACCGACAGGCTTGCTTTTGCGTACTCGCTTGCGGACACTTTCAATTTCATTGCTTCATTGCTTGCACCAAACCAACCAAGAATGATGTCGTACTGTCCGCCAAGAATCTTTGGCTCATGTACTGTCATGTAGTTGGTCTTGATGGTCTTCTTTTGTGCTTTCTTTGATGTTGCCATGATGGCTCTCCTTGTGTTTGTATTTGTGTTAGTCGGTAACACGCCGAGTGATTACTCACTAGACGACACAAACTGATATTGCGGTATCAGTTTGTATCGGTACTAAGTAACAACTAATGCTTATCGCAATTTGGATTAGTGCAAACGCTTGCATCAAACCAATTTGTATCTTCATGTGTACGCTTTGCAATCATGCGAACAACCGCACCATTGACACGCAAACCTAAACGATTACAACGGTCAATATATGTTTTCATTTCTTCACTCATGTTGGATAGCCTCTCTGTGTATGTGTGTTGGATTACTCAAGGGCGCAATGCCCTTACCCTTAGAGCGTGCATATTATTTGGATTATGGCTAATGCCAGTTGTGCCCGTATTTGTGCGCCCATTTGCGTACACAAGCACAGGGGGGGCAGGGGGGGGCGGGCACCCGTCAACAAAATGGATGGCGATAAGCCAGAGCCGTACAACTAATTTTCCCAAAAGGGGGGGGGGGATAGCAAAAAAGGGATGCTAACCTTATACAATAAGGCTTTTGTCTTATTTTTTGTTACGTGCTACTTTGCCTGCTTGTTTTGCTGCAGGTGTGTTAGCCACAAATTGCCTACCCTGCTTGGATGCGCCTATCTTTTTACGATTGGTTGCAGCCTTTTGGGCTGGCGTTAGTTTGTCCCATGCAGCATCTGGAAGGTAGCGTGTTGTGCCACCTTTGCGTTCTGCTGGTTTGCCATCTGATGTGCGCCACTTTTCTCCAGTCCACTTTGTAAGACTGGATTGAGCCGCTGTTTTAGACCCAGAATAACCACCACCAGCCTTTTTGTATTCCAAGGCTAATAGTTGTGCTTTACGTGCTGACCATTGTCCGGGTTTACCACCCTTAGAGCCAGCCATAATTCTGTTCTTAATTCGCTCTCGTTTGGCTGGGTCTGTGTACGCCATTAGCAGTTCCATTTCTTCAAAGCAAGAGCCTTACGAGTTGGTCTACCTTTTTCGTCTTTCATTGGGCCCGGCATACCACCCATTCGTGAGCAAAAGTTTTTTCTACGTTTTGCTGCTTTCGAGTTGGGTTTGAGTTTGGATGGCTTTGTTGTGACCGCCATCTGAAGTTTAGAACCCGGATTCTCTTTACGGTAAGAAGCAACACCTTTACGGTTCAAGCCCCCTTTGGGGTCTTTCCCTTCCTTGCGCTGCCATGCAGCAGTTTTCTTTTTCGTTGCCATGTTTTACCTTTTGAAACTGTGTCCGTAGCCTGCGAGCCAACCTTCGCTCTTAGGAGCGAGGTTGGACATGTCTTGCCTTCCCCCCATCCCTACCCTTCCCCCCATTCCGTTACATATCTTTCTGCGTTCACATCACCACTCACAGTGGTCGTAACGAAACGGCTTTATAGCAATGAAACAGAACGAAGAACTGACGCTCACAAGCCAACAGCAGGAGTACCTTGATTGGCTTCTTACAGCCCCTAGCGAGCGTGTACCGCCCTCCAAGAAGCAAATGGCTGTGCACGTAGGCGTCGATGTCAAGACACTCCGCCGATGGGAAAAGAAAGAAGTGTTCCTCAGTCAGTGGAAAGAGGCGGTTGACGAAGTTCAGGGGTCGCCTGAGCGTACTCAGCGACTCCTAGACACTTTGTATGCCAAGGCTCTTGATGGTGATACCAAATCTGCACAGTTGTACTTGCATGCAACTAACCGTATGGCTCCGCCTACGGTAACGGTTCAGTCTAATAAGAAAGCAGCAGAACTTTCTGATGCTGAGTTGGATTCTTTGATTGCTGCGGTAGCGGAGCGAGAGAAGGCTCAACGTACACATTTGAAGGCATTGTGAACATGGTCGAGTGCCCAGAGTGTGGCGAGGAGTATCCACCTGTGGCAACACATTGGATTTGTCCAGCGTGCGGGATTGATGATAGGGCACAGCCGAAGATGGCTGTGTTTGAGGTGAGGGATTATGGCGACAACTAACGATGCAATGTATGAGGCGCTGGTTGTTCTTTACCCGGATGCAGGTAAAACGCTTGGCGACTTGCTGTACACCCATTGGGCTACTACTGGTCTTGCTTACCGTGGTACCGCTGAGCGTGATTACTACATTGCACAGGGTGCAACTAGTTATACCTTAGGTGACTTGGCTAATGAGTTTTGGTCTGATGCTGACTTTGTTGTTAGCAACTTGGAACTTGAAGATGGTAACGATTTGCTCTTAGAAGATGGGACATCGTTTGCAATGATGGAGATTGGTAATGGCTGATAAGAAAATCACACAACTGGATGCTGTAACATCAGTAACTTCAGATGACCTGTTTTTGATTGTTGACGACCCAGCGGGTACGCCAACATCAAAGAAAGTAACTGCAAGCAATCTTGCTGCAAGCATTGCTGTTATTGGTTTGAATGCTGGTGGTTCTAACCCTGTTTTGATTCATGGTATTGAATTGCCTGTTGGTCATCAAATTCGTTTTGAAGGTTCAACAGATAACGCTTTTGAAACATTTCTGACAGTTACAGACCCTACTGCTGACCGAACTATTACTTTCCCAGACTCAACAGGAACTGTTGCCCTTGTCGGTCAACAGGCTTATTGGGGCTAGGTAACGAACTGAGGGTATTGATATGGCTCTAACTATTCCAAACACGTTTACCAGTGGAACACCTGCTGTTGCCACTCAGGTAAACGCAAACTTTACTGCTGTTAAGACTCTTCTTGATACGGTTGAAACTACGGCTAACTCGGCTAGCACAGACAAGGTTGATAAGAGCCTTACGCTAAATGCCCAGACTGGAACTACGTACACGCTTGTGCTTACTGATAGTGCCAAGGTTGTGACTTTGAATAACGCTAGTGCAATTACTTTGACAGTACCTACAAACGCTTCTGTAGCGTTCCCAATTGGTGCTCAAGTTAACCTTGTTCAACTTGGCGCTGGTCAGGTAACTGTTTCCAGTTCTGCTACTCTTCGTTCGCAGGGTTCAAAAACAAAGTTGAACGGTCAATATGCGGCAGCAACTCTTTTGAAGATTGCTTCTGATGAATGGGTTCTCATCGGCAACACGGCGGCTTAATTATGCAAATACTTGCAATTGGCGGTCCATACGCATCAGCACCTGTTAACGCTCCAACTTCATTAAGCGCTTCGTCAATAACCACAACTTCTGCGGTTATTTCATTTACTGCACCAACTAATGATGGTGGCTCGGCTATTACTAACTACCAATACAATGTTAATGGTGGTTCATTTATTGCTTTGAGTCCTGCTGATGCAACTAGCCCAGTAACAATTACTGGTCTTACAGCAAATACTTCTAACACGATAACTCTTAAAGCAGTGAACATTGTCGGTGTTGGGCCTGCTTCTACTAGCGTTGTGTTTACAACACTTGCAGTATTTAGTGTTGAATATCTTGTTATTGCCGGCGGCGGCGGTGGTGGTTACCAATGGGCTGGTGGCGGTGGTGCTGGTGGATATCGCAGTTCGGTTTCAGGTTCATCAACTGGTGGTGGTGGCGGTGCAGAATCAGTATTGTCGATTACTGGTGGAACTGCTGTAACCGTAACTGTTGGTGGCGGTGGTGCTGGAAGTCAGTCAACAAACGGCACACAAGGTTCTAACTCTGTGTTTAGTAGCATCACTTCAACTGGTGGTGGTTATGGCGCTACTAATGGAAACGCTGGTGGCGGTGGCGGTTCTGGTGGTGGTGGCGGTGCTGCCTTTAACACTGGTCAGCAATATGGTGGTGGTGCAAGAACTGGTTCGCCTGTTCAGGGCTACAACGGTGGCAACGGTGAAGCAAACATTAGTAATGGATTTTGGTCTGCTGGCGGTGGCGGTTCGGGTGCGGGTCAAGCAGGTTATACATCAGGTACTTACAATGGCGGTCAAGGTGGTAACGGACTGTCAAACAGCATTACCGGCAGTGCTGTAACTCGTGCTGGTGGTGGTTCAGGTGGAACGTATGTTGGTGCTGGCGGCGGAATGGGCAAAGCGGGCGGTTCAGGTGGTGGCGGTCAAGGTGGTGGCTACACAGGGGTTTACCATGCTGGTGCAGCAGGTTCAACGAATACTGGTTCTGGCGGCGGTGGAGGTTATGGGGCTGTTGACCCATCTGCTTACGGAGGTGGTAATGGTGGTTCAGGAATCGTAATTATCCGTTACGCAGATAGTCTGCCGAACCTAACTGCGATTAGCGGTGTAACCAAAACTGGTGGAGGTTTAACTCCTACAACGACAACAGGTGGATACAAGATTTACGAGTTTACTGGTGGGACAGGAACGGTGACTTTCTGATGGCACATTACGCATTTCTTGATGAGAACAACATTGTTACAGAAGTAATTGTTGGTATTGACGAAACAGAATTGATTGAAGGTTTGTCTCCTGAACAATGGTATGGCAATTTCCGCAATCAAACATGTTTACGTACTTCTTACAATGGGAATATACGAAAGCAATACGCAGGTATTGGTTGGTCATACGACTCTGATGCGGATGTGTTTGTTCAGCCACAACCTTTTCCTTCTTGGTCTTTAGATAGCAACTATGATTGGCAATCACCAACCCCTAAACCAGATGGTAATTTTTACTGGGATGAAAGTTCATTGTCGTGGCTTCCAATTCCAGACGTTGGTTAATTTTTCTACCAGTAGCCTTACTGGCATTATGGTCTACCGTCGCAAAAGCAGATGCACTTGGAGATTGGACAGCATCTCAGTCATGTGCCACCTCAGGTTCTGTTGAGGTTGTAGAAGACTCGATTCTTATTACTGGTCCAGACCAAGGTGGTTGCGCTGGTCAACCTCATTGGACAAAGATTGAGACCACAATTCCTGAAGGTGTAAATAGTGTTTCTTTTGATTGGTCTTACTGGACTACTGATGGCTGGTCTTACGACCCGCCACAATATGGCGTAAACGGTGTGTACACCTTGCTTACACAACAGAACAACGCATCAGGGTCTTTGACTGTGCCCGTAGATGCTGGAGATATATTTACATTTAGACAATATTCAACCGACACGTGCTGTTCGCCGGGTCACTTACAGATAAGTAATCTTTCACTATGGGAATTTACAACAACATCCACGACCCCAACAACGACGACAACTACTACTATTGCCCCGTCAACGACTGTCCCTGTCACCAGCACTACTTCTACGACAGTTCCGGAAACCACAACGACAACGATTCAACAAACGACAACAACATCAAGTACGAGTACAACGACGAGCACGACGTCTACTTCAACTACGTCAACCACGACTACTACAACAACAAGTACAAGTATTCCTCAAACAACAACTAGTACTACGACTACTTCTTCCGTACCCCAAACAACATCAACAGAATCAACGACGACCACAACACAACTACCAGCAGTTCCAACACCAGTTACACAGCCTCAAATAGTTGAGCCAGAACCTGTTGAGCCTTCCGTTCCTGAAGAGCCAGAGATAACCGAGACAGGCACCACAAGCACATCAGTAGAGGAAACCATTCCAGAGGAGACGCTTCCAGAAGAAACAACCACGACAGTTGAAGAAGTGACCACAACAACTGAGGAAGAGACCACAACAACTGAAGCACCTGAAGAGACTATCACAACAGTAGAGCCAAATTTGGAGCCAAATTTAGAGCCATTGGCTGAAGAAGAAGTATTGGATTTAATTGCTGAAGCCACAACTGTTGAGGAACTTCAGACAGCCTTAGAGGAGTTAACCCCTGAACAGGTTGAGCAGGTTGTTGACCAGATTCTGGCACAAGAAGAACCACCCACCCCTGAGCAGGCTGTCGCTTTGGCGACC